ACGTAGGATAGAGAGAGATAGTTTCTTGTAGCGGAAAAACTAAATCTTTAATAAAGCTTTTGTGTTGTTCTGTGAGATTTGAGTTATCAATAAAAGCACTCTTGTTGTGTTCTGCGGTCAAGAGATTTTTGTTTTTCTTTGCTTTCATTGTTAAAACATTCCACTTTTCGACGGAGAAAAAAGAGAATTTAAGCCATCTCTTACGTTCGTTTGCGGATTGTAGTCGAATGATAAATGCTTGTCAACATGCATTACTGCGTATCTCATCGCATCCATCCCGTGATCGTTTTTTTTGAGTGGCTCATCTGATGATATTTCGCCGGGTTTTGGCGTTTTATAAACGTAATATGGGAACTCGTCTAAGGTACACTTGGGCATAGATTTGTACATCAACATCGGATCTGCATGGACTAATGTATCGGTCAAGATGTATAGTCTTGGTTTGCCATTTGCTCCAACAGTTAGTCTCCTGCGTACAGCATCTATACCAACAATCACATCTTTTTTAGCAGCAACAGTATGTATCCCATGATATAACAATACAGCTCTCTCTCCGGCATCATGATCTGATATGTATTCGGAGATTTTTTCGTTCTGCAATAATTGCTTTATTTTTTTGGCAGCATCAGTGATTAAGAGCCCTGTTTCGTAAATCTCTCTGTATAAATACATTATTCCATCGGTATCTATAGCCCACCATTGACAAACAAATGGCGCATTAAATCCAAAGTCAATTGAGCAAATCCTCGTCCATCCAGGAGGGATGTCGAATTTTTTAATCAAATGGATAGCGGGATTAAAATTATATACACTGCCTTCTGACTCTACCCATAATCCATCTCTTAGTCTTGCGCGACGGACTCCCGTAAACATATCCAGAAATCTAGAATATTCTGGAGGATTGTGAGGGTTTTCGCTCCAATGACTCCAATAATAACTAGCTAATCCTTCTTTGACAAATTTTTGATATTGCCAAGATCGAGGATTATCTGGGTTAGACAAATAGAGCATCTGATTAAAGTCCGATCCAGTCCCCCTCATGCGTCCCAATAATTCCTCGTGATCAGCTTGCGTAAACAAATGGACTTCGTCACCGACAATATAGTTGAGTGTAATACCTCTAACCGACTGCATTTGTTTATCGTTTGAAATACCCCTGTAATAGATTACAGATCCATTACTGTAAAAATAAGCACGTTTATGGCCGTCGTGAAAAACAGAATGATTAAGCATACCACCTAGCGCATAACGCTCAAATGGTTGTAGCATCTGCGCAAACATAGATGCCTCTGTCTTGCGCACAAATAACAATTGGGCACCAGGATACCGCATGGCATATGCATGGGCTTTTTCAAGCGCAAATACTGTTTTGCCACTGCCAGCAGTACCACACAAAAATATAATGTTTGATTGATCTTTCCACGCCTTAATCTGCCATTCTGCGAAAGGTACAAATGCGTTGGTAGTCGTGGTATTTCTAAATTTTTGATATATTGGTGTTGCCATCTTGATTCGCCTCAGACATTTTAGTCCAATCGTCTGGAGATACACCAACATAGACCTTTTTGTGATCTACCTCTATCTTTCCGGCTTTGTCGAGTCCCAAGTATGATGACTTGCGCTGCATTAACGTACTTAATGTACGGGCAGCATCACAATCACCAGATGACAATACTTTTGCATACATTACTCTAATGCATTGATCCAAACGCTCTACTTCGATCGTTACTGCATGTTCGAGAGAGTCTGCCATTTTTTCGCGAAACTCGGTCATATAATCTTTTACGACGCTATGCGCATGGTCTCTTGATACACCTACCATCCTCCCTATATCGGCATAAGAATATCCCTGGATACGAAGATCTACAATTTGTTCTCGCTTCTTTGTGGCAGCTACTGCTTGCACACTATGAGATACTCTTTTTTTCTTGGGAGTAGCTGGAGATTTGACACTCATTTGTCTATCCTTGCAATAGCATACCATTTGGTTATAACTGGCTCATGCTCATAAGCTGTAATTTCAAACTCTTTTTGCATGCCCCTTGTGTTACGTTTGAACGAATCAATCATCCATACTGGCATAGATGATGGTACTGGTATAATACGATTAATCTCTAATACTGTTTTTACGATTTTTCCACCATACATAAATCCATTGGATTCGAGGAAAATGATATCTCCAATACTAGGGATTTCTCCGAATAATATCTTACCACGCATCATTAACCAATCAAATAGATCTAACAATTGATAGGTACCCTTACTCATCTCATATTGATGCATAAGTATACTACCAGCTTGTTTGTAGGCCATTGCCCATCTTTCACACCCAGTAGGCACTTCACCCAAATTTTCGATGCTATTTATGGCTCTCTGTTGCAGACTTAACACTTCGGAGTCATCTACAAGCACATCCGTAATACTTTCGTTAACCTCTTCGGACTCGATATTGGTAACAGCAACAGGACGTCCACGTTTTCGTTTATTGGTATATGTATTGTTCATAAATTGAAAATACCCCTCTTAGTTTTGGATATGCATCTGATAATTTTGCTATGGTTCGTCTGTATGGGATAGACCGATTAGTCTCCAAATACAAAATGGCCGTCCTGGAAAGATTTGCTTTTTTTGCAAATTGATGCTGTGTCATACGATACATTGATCGAACATACCTTAAAAAGCTTGCGAAATCGAGTATACACACCACGATTTTTTATAAACCAAAAACATTTTTTTCTCGACTGATTTGTTGTTTTTTTAAAAAAAGATAATAAAATTGGTTGACCTTTTAAAATTATCTGCTAGTATCTTAGACATGGAGGCAACAACAATGACAAATCAATCACCACTAATCGTAAAAAAATTCTGGTACTACAGCTTATTACTCACAATAGATCAAAACCAATCCGTCGAGACAGTTGGTGGTAAATTTTGGACTGATATATCTAGCGCAAACGGCGATGCTCGTTTGGTGTTTGCCGAGGTGGACTCAAAAAACGAAGAGCAATACTATAAGACAACTGCAACAGATCAGCAGGGACGAGTGTATTGGACATACTGGGATGTCCGATATATCAACAATAGAGAGTGCCCAAGCAATATTGAGTTAATTGGCTAATCATCTAACGGTAATATGGAGGCAACAACAATGACAAATCAAAGGCTTAATACACTAGTTAATCAGTACGAGCATCAACTCATGGTAACAAAATTTTTGGAGATGGAAACATACACCAACTGGTGCGATGGCGAGTGTACTGACTCACCAATAATGACAAGAACAAGAAATGCGGCAATTGCTGCGCAAAAAACATTATCAACACTTAGAGAGTTATTAATTCTTGAGTTTGGCGACGAACCCATAGTCAATCATTTATGCAACGAACCATGTGGTCATTGTGTATCACATGAGTGTTGCAAAAAAATCACCGAGGCTGGCAATGAGATCAATTTTTGGAATTAAGATTGGAATTAAGAGAGGTAATCAATGAATAATAAATACAAACAAATAGACCTGATCGAGTATATGAAAACATGGAGCCCAGACTCCGAAGAGCGCACAACGCACAAAGTCAGGACGTTTTTTGCGCTAATCGTAAACGAGCTAATAAAAGGCAACAGAATCGAGTTTAGGGGGCTTGGAACGTTTGCCTTAAAGCAATTGCCAGGATACATGGGTAGAAACCCAAAAACAGGCGAAAGAATAAGAATAGCGCCCAAAAAGAAAATATCCTTTAAAATGTCGAGGCTAATAAAAAATAACGGGAAGAAAATGACTGGAGAGTAAAAATGTATGAAATTAAAATAAGAAATATCCACAAAGGTATGTTAGCGATCAAAAAAGAATTGGCGATTAAAAAAGCGCTTTTATATCCTCCTAAAAAAATAATGATCCAACTAAAAAATGGAATTTATTTTAGCATTTTACCTCTTTTTGACAATAGGAATAAATTTAATCTTGACGAAAATTGGAGATATATAGATCAACTAACTGAAGATTTTTTTTGGAGAAAATCTGTTATTTACACAATAATTTTTAAAATTGGATCGATTCATATCGACGAGACTGGACAAACAATTACGGGCGAAGAAAAAACAGATGAATATATAAGGGAAATATTACAATCTAAATATGCGCGCATTATTTTGGATTATTCTAATGACAATGATTGCAAAAAAATACACATGAACGGCAGATTTGAAAAGATAACATATAAATCAGTATATACTTTTGATACGAACATAATTATCGAGTTAGAATTTTTGGCAGACGAAGAAGACATAGAAATAGAAACGGAGAAAAAACCATGACAGATGAGTACATTATTAATTTTTCGAACACTCTTAGTGATAAGCAGATTAAAAAATTGTTGGAGTATATAACACAGGATCAGCTCATAAAGTTGTTCAAAAATTTCACTTATAATCAGTCAATGCAACTATTGAAGAGCATGACCAAAACGCAACTCAAAAGTTTGTTGGTGGACATGAACATAGATCAAATTGTTATATTAGTGCGCAACATTATCAACGACGTGGAATTTGAAAATGAGGAGGATTGATAATGATAACAAAAACAATTATGGACAAAGAGGATTTTAAAGAGTTGATTAACAATTTGATCAACATAATGCGCAAGAATGAATTAATGACGATGACCGACGAAAAAATCTGGAGTGAGCTTGTTTCTGTTGATCCACTCACCAATAGAGTATTGGGTAATATGACCTACGAGATTTTTCCGCCAGATGTTAGCAAACTTAATAATAAGCAAATAACAAAAATAATTTACGACATGGACTGGCGGAATATGCGAAGTTGGTTGCAAAATATGCATGACGAGCAGCTTCTTAGCTTGTTTATCAAGATAACTGACAAAGGAGCGCTTGATTTGTTGTTGGACAATATAAACGATGAGACGTTTTTGGTTTTGGTAAATGGGGCAGACGAACATAAGCTATGGAATTTGATCTGCAAATTAGACTCTGTAACCATCAATTATGATTCACGGCTGAAGATTAATATGTTTACGCAAAAAATTAGCGAAGAGAGATTCCGGATCGAATTGGCCGCGATGAACCGGGATGAGCTTGTAATGTTTGTACAACATATAAACAACGATAATTTGGGTAGGACGGTGGAAAATATTACCGAGGAGAAGCTATTTAATTTGTTCGAGGATCTTAAAAATGATGATCGAGCTAGAGTTGTTAACAAAATGACCGATAAGCAGCTTCGAAGTTTGGTGAAGGACATGAGCGTAGATCAGTATGTAAATTTTGTGCGTAAGATTACAAATACAAAAGATGAGAATGAATAGGAGCAATCATGTGGACACGAGTAGAAACCATGACAAAAAATGAGAAAAGAATAGAAGTATTTAAAAAACTGAACGATGAACAGCTAAAAATGTTTGTAAAAGATCTGACCTATAGACAGTACCTAATTTTGTTTGAAAGCAAATACTGGACTGGCGATGAGCTACGGAGTTTGTTTGCCTCTATGAATGAGGAGGACAGTAAGCGTTTTTTTAACGAGATGACCAATGAACAGTATGAGATTTTATGGGAGATGATAATAGGCGACGAAGAAGACATAGAAAAGGAGAAAAAACCATGACAAAAGATGATCGGATATTTGACGATGAGGACTGGGAGGAGATTAAAAGGTTAGCGGTTGATTTGATCGAGGAGTTGGGTTAAAATGCTTGAGGAGTGACGATAAAAGGGAGTGCCTGCTGATATTCGACGCTAAAAAATTCCCCTTTGAAATATCAATCAAATTCGACGAATGAGGAAAAAATGGGATCTGTAAACGATATAATAAAAGAAGCATTAAAAAACCCACCGACAGACTGTGACTTGGTAATGTATAACCATTTCCCTCAGCATGTTACTATACTGCCAAACTCATGGATTGTTTCTGAAAATGAACAAAAAGAAACATATCATTTGTCTTTTACGTTTAAAAAAACATATGAGATTGATGAATATTTAAATCAGAATAAAAATAAACCAATATATTTTGATTTTAAATTTTTTGTTGATGGAGAATATCCAAAAATCGAAATGTCCGGATATATTATTGGATTAACAACAGATAGACTATATACAACCAGCGTGCTTTATCAACCCAAAAAAATCTATCTTATTTATCCGCCAATTCAGCTCATCGCAAAAGGTATAGTAAAAAAAATCCCCATTCAACTCAAAGTTAAAGCAAAAGAACAGGAGAAAAAATGAAAAAAGGAACCGTGAAAATTAATGGAAAATATTATCATGTTGATAATATAAAAATAGACGGTCAACCAATAAATAGCTATCACGGAAAAATAGAAAAGCCAATCCGTTATG